TGACACCCGAAAGAATCGCGGCTATGGGGGTAGCGGGATCAGGTCCTTGGGGTCTCTTCGGAGGACCAATGGATTGGGCGGGACCCCTAATCGTACCGGACTATCCCCGTGAGGGTCTCTTCCAGTATGGGGCAGCAAATACGGGCATAATTTCTGGTGTTGTAGAGGGAGTACCAACCTATGGTCTCATTAAAGCATGGGAAGAGATGGGTGGAGAGATGTATGATGCAATTGCAGAGAGATCCACAGACGGCATAACACAACAAACCCTTAAGAAAGCAAAATCAGTTTTACCTTGGCAAAATATGTTCGGTCCCGGCAATTTCATTGACTGGGGTATTCGTAACTCAGGACTCCCAGAGAGATAATCATGGCTGACTCATTTATAAAATATACTGGTGGCAACACCCCCTATACATTTAACAAACCGTTCCTCCGGTCTACAGACCTTAAGGTAGAAGTCAACGGCTCAGCCTACGGCGGGACCGCGACAGTCACCCCCGTGGGGTCATATCCTTATTCTTCTGCTACGGTCGCCTTATCCGCAGACGCGGGTGGATCGGATATTGTAAAGATTTACCGGGATACCGATGTAGCCAGCGTAATGTACAAAGACTTTTCGGATGGCTCTGTCCTAAAGGCTGTAGACCTCGATGACATCCAACGGTATCTTCTGTTCGTCTCTCAGGAGAAGGCAGAGTCTACCAAGGACTACGAGGGTGCTTTGCCTCTGGGACATATTAGGCAGATCGTCACCAATGCCCAGCATGGTTCGGAGATGTCTGCTTCCACCAGTACCGGGAATTATGTCAAGAGTGCCTGTCGAATCACAGCGACCCCCAAGGCTTGGGCATCTACTTGGGTTGTCTTCGGAACTGTTGGGGTTCTCGTACACTCCCCCACAAGTGGAACGGATAACTCGGGCATTACGATGAAACTGTTCAAGGATGATTCCGCCGCCGTGGGGGGCAACCAGTCTGGGGGGACCGACCTTGGTCCCATCTACCGTCAGACCGATAGGAACTCGATCAACAACGATAATGCATATCTCTTGTTCCCCATCGCGCTCACCCTTACTACCTCGAATCGAACTGCATTTACTATTGATGTCTTTGGTAAACTAATTTCCGGTGCGGGTGAAGAGTTCACTGTGTATGGTGCTGTCACCAAGTCAACCCTCCACGCAATCGAGATCGCATAATAGGGGCCATGGATATGGAAGCCGACCGTGACATCTTGCTGGCATTGGGTAGACTTGAGGGTAAGGTAGAATCTCTATTACACATGCAACACACCCACGCGGAAACGCTGGATAATATAGATAATCGTGTTCGCATATTGGAGCAGGGAAAGGCAGCCCTTCTAGGTGGGGCCATGGTCGTCGGCTCTCTGGCTGCGACACTTGTTTCTTGGATCTTTAAAACTTGGTCGAACTGACCTTTAATGAGGAAAAATTATGGCTATCGAAGTTCAATCAAAGGCATTCACTGCCGCAACCGTTGGGGCTTACTCAGTTAACACCTCGGCAGTCTCAGACGTATTGGGAGCAAGCACTAATAGTCTAGCGAGTAATAGTATTACAGTTACAGACGGTCTTGCCGGGAAGAAGGTTGTGGTTGAAATAAACATTCATACTGCCTTCGATAATGTCGCCGCAAACCTTCTGATTGAGGGGTCCTTGAGTGCCCCGGGTGTTACACTTTCGTGGGCAACCCTTGATACTCTTTCTTCCGATGTAACCCCCGACGTACTTGGGGCAAAGGTATTTGTTGCGGACCTAACGGACTACGTTAATATTCCCTATATTCGTTTCCACTTTAATGCGAACGCCGCCGCTGTCAACACCGCCGGTAAATGCCAGTTCAAATATGCTGTATTAGCCTAAGGTAGGATATAATGGTTGACATGAAGAAACTTATGGAGACCCTTCACCACAACATCGGTGAGGAACTCCTAAGACGAATCGAAACTGGAGAGGCTTCTTCTGCGGATCTAAGTGTGGCTAGGCAGTTCCTGAAGGACAATGGGATTGACGCATCAGCCAAGCAGAGTGAGCCCCTTCTTAATCTAGCCAAGGTTCTTCCCTTTGATCCAGAGGAACCGATAGAAGAGGCAGGGTAATGATTTTCCTCAAGAAGACAACTGACATATCAATTATGGGGGCTGTAATGACTATTCTCAGCAAAGCGGCTTGTTTGGTTAAGCCCTTCAAGATCCTGTGGAATAAGTGCTTTAGTAAGAAGTCTTAAATGGAAATAGATCCTCGACTCAAAGACTTCCGCAACTTCCTGTATCTGGCGTGGGACCAACTGGGTCTCCCTGAGCCTACCAAGATTCAGTATGATATTGCGGACTATGTCCAGACCGGACCCAAACGGCGGTGCGTACAGGCATTCCGTGGGGTAGGTAAGTCGTGGATTACTTCCGCTTATGTGTGCCACCAACTTCTTCTAAAGCCCGATACAAACATCATGGTGGTCTCCGCGTCCAAGCAACGAGCAGACGATTTCTCTACATTCACTTTACGTTTGATTTCTGAAATGCCCCTGCTCCAACACCTCAGGCCCGGAGACCACCAACGAAATTCAAAGATAGCCTTCGATGTAGGCCCGGCTCCCAACGCCCACGCTCCTTCGGTAACATCCAAAGGAATAACAAGCGCAATAACGGGCAGCAGAGCCGACCTGATCGTGGCCGATGATGTGGAAAGTTGGAACAACTCAGCCACACAGACAATGAGAGATAAACTCAGTGAGACTATCAAGGAGTTTGATGCTGTCTTAAAGCCCGGAGGGCATGTGCTATATCTGGGCACTCCCCAGACTGAGCAGTCGATCTACAATGTCCTCCCCCAGCGGGGATATGACATCCGCATCTGGCCTGCTCGGTATCCCAAGGAGAAGCAGAAGATCCTCTACGGTGATAGGCTTGCCCCCATTATTGGGGACAGTTGGGAAGAGGAGCGAGAGGGGGAGCCAACGGACCCCGGACGGTTTGATGAGTTCGACCTCCTAGAGCGGGAGGCCTCCTACGGTCGCTCAGGGTTTGATCTCCAGTTCATGCTGGATACCTCCCTCAGTGACTCTGGGCGTTACCCGCTTAAACTGTCGGACCTCATCATCATGAATCTCAATCCTGAGAATGCCCCTGAGAAAGTCGTGTGGGCTGCTGAGCCTAGTCTCGCCCATAAGGAACTACCCAATGTGGGATTCTCTGGGGACCGCTTCTACAGGCCCATGGCTGTCACAGGAGACTGGGTCTCATATACCGGCAGTGTCCTCGCCATAGACCCCTCGGGACGGGGCAAGGATGAAAGTGCTTACTGTGTTATTAAGATGCTTAATGGGTACTTGTATGTGACGGACATCGGGGGGCTACCCGGGGGCTACAGTCAGGAGACGCTGGAGTCTCTGGCTAAGATCGCCAAGGACCAGAAGGTTAATGCGGTCATTATTGAGAGCAACTTTGGGGATGGCATGTTCACTGAACTGCTTAAACCCATCATGACTAAGGCACATCCCGTGACCATGGAAGAGGTTAGACACTCGATCCAAAAGGAAAAACGGATAATCGACACTTTAGAACCCGTTATGAACCAGCATAAATTATGCATTGACGAGTCTTTAGTGGAGAAGGATTATCGGTCTACCCAACATCTCACACCAGAGAAGGCCCTTCAGTTCCAACTCTTCTACCAGATGACTCGTATCACCAGACAGAAGGGTTCCCTAGTCCACGACGATAGGCTTGATGTCTTGGCTATTGGGGTTAACTATTGGGTGGAGCAGATGGCCCAGAATGCCGATGACAAGATCAAGAGCAGGAAGGACCACCTGATGGATCGAGACCTAGAGAAGTTCATGGAGCATGTTGTGGGTAGAAAACCCCGTGGAAACACATGGATGTAGCACACCAATTAGTCGTGGAGGCTTCCAGAGAGGTAATCCTTAGTTACTGTGAATACCTACTGGACCTAAGGGATAAGCACTCCCTAGCGGAGAATATGAGGGAACTCCTCTATACCCTCCCGGCCCCAATAATAGAGGAAATACAATTGGCTGAGTTTAAGAAAGGGCACCCCTAGGGACCCCCAGCCTAATAAACTATAATCATGTAAAGTAATAGGAGGGCAATAAGATGCCTAAGGGTGGAACAGGACAGGGATCAGGACCATCTTCCAACCGACAGCCGTTCCGGTCCAGCACGACCCATGAGTGGGAAGAGTCCGTATGGGACGGGGTACTGGGAACAGGGAACCGTGGATCGGGGGGTATTCCCAAGGCTGACGAAGAAGAACAACTAGGTTTCAATTGGGACCTTGAAAATATTCCAACAACTAATCACAATAAGAAGGGCGAATAATATGCCAATTGGACAGAAAGCGGGCGCTTCAACCACCGACCGTCACGGCAACACCACCACCACATACACCGATGACTGGTATGGTGGACGGAAGAACCGGCGGGGGCGCAAAAGTGGAACCAGCCGACCTAAAGGAGGGGACAACCGATTTACAGCCAGTGATTCTGGTGGCGGACGTAAGCGTCGTGGTGGTGGCGGGGGACAGACCCTCCTCGAAGCCCTGATGATGGGAGGCCACCTCTGATGACCTGTCTACTCGGCACCTGCCGCCGTAAGGGAGATTGCCAGTGCGTGCTGGTCCGATGGACAGACATCACCTCCTATGACGGCTCTTGGATGGGACTGGAAGAGGCAAAGGCCCTCAAGCCAGCCCAAATGGAAACCCTCGGCTGGATTATCCGGTCAGAGGAAGATTACATTGTTGTTGTCTCTACCATGGACTCCTCTGAGGATCTGGTAGGTAATGTCAACGCTATCCCCCATAATGCCATCACAGAGATCCTTAGGAAGCCCACAGGCGGATGCTCAGCAGACTTCTGCCCAAATACATAGGATTGCCCTCTGGAAGCCTAAAGTGGCTCAGAGGCGATCCTAGGGCTCCTGAGAGGAAGGACCTATTATGCTCCTCTGGCCCCGTCTTTACATCATCTTGGATATCCAGTGGAGAGCCCTCTGTTGCCTAGGGGCTTTTTAGCCAGAAAAATCTGACAACCTATATTATACCCTCCGCCCTCCCCTCGCCCCCGTGGGGGGTACCTGAGATTGAGTCTCAATCGCAACCCCGGGGATGTTCCACGTGGAACCGGGGGGTGGGTACATCCGTACGGATACCTAACGAACACCGAAGGCCTCGTAACCTCTTGATATCAAAGGGTTTACGTGCGGCCCTAGGTGTTTTTTTGTTTGTTCGGTGTTTGTTCTGATGTAAACCCTTGGTATACCTAGACTTACAACGCTTCCCCTGAGAGGCCCTAGGATCGCCCCTGCGGGCTCCACCCATGGGCTGCCCTGAGGCCCCCCCTGAGGCCGAAACGATAAACCCTTGGCACCAAACGACTTACATCAATCAAATAAATATTCCCTCGTAAACCCTTGGCAATAAACAACTTATGATTTAGTCCCCATTATGTCCATCCCACCCTAAAGTCTGGAGGCGATATCGCCGATAGAAGGGTAGACAACAGGATGGATAACCGGGCAGAGGCCGGATTCCGCCTACAACACCGACGAACGCCTCCCGTAGGCATAGGTGAGAATAGATCAGACGGTCCATCCGAGTGACCATCCACCCTCCGCATGCCGGGTCTATCCTGTACGCGAGAGCGTGGGGGGTCTCGCGGGGAAGGCCACCGGCACCTGAGTCCGCAAAGGGGATGAGGCCGGGACTCCGTAGAGGATAGGCACCTTGTAGCCTTGAATCTCATTCGCAGGTACCTGTCATGGGTATCGTGGATCCGGCTCCAGCATGGATAGACTGTGCATGACCGACCAGCGAGGGGGAGCGTGACGCATGGGAGTAATCCAGCAATAGGTCCCCGCCATGATCCCCTCAGGGGGAGCGGGAATGCCAGACTGATAGCCGAGACGATGTCACCCCAGACCGCCGAATAACCAAAGGGGCAGGTCCACGTACAATCCACTGGATGGAGTGTTAACCCCCCCGGTATCGACAGGTACCGGGGGGTCTTTCCATGGGGGGCACCGTTGCCCCCTGATTCACTTGGGTCATTATTGGAGACTATACCAATGACCGATTCTATCACTACCGTTCAGGACATCATCGCACCGACAGATACGCAGCGTGCCTTCCTCAAGGCGCGTAACAAGGTCAACGCGGCAATCAAGGCACACAGGGCCGTCAAGGCGGCTGCTGGTCTTTGGGCTACCGGCGATCTGCACGTATCTGAGTTGGAGGAATCAAAGGACGATTTCACCGACAGGGCGGGCGAAGCCTACGTTGCGATTGATGCACTGGGCGCAGACATGCGGCCATCTGACGACATCCGGGCCATGCTGGTTATCCCCAAGGATATCCAGCACGGTGGCGACCTCAAGGTCATGCTCAAGGTCGCCATGCCGGGCGGTGGGAAGTTGACGGCAGCAGTCCGCACCTTCCTCAAGGGCTGAGGCCCACCGTATCGGAGGCACGCAACCAATGCAACCCTCCAGTATCGAAAGGTACTGGGGGGTTTTTTATGTTAGGACCGACGATCCCCTCCAGTATCGACAGGTACTGGGGGGTTTTTCTTTTGATAAGGAGGTTCCGATGAATAATGATAAGATCAGAGCGGCCCTGAGTTCTGCTTGGCACTCGTATCACCTGCATAACGACATGCTTCCGGGAAGGCTTGTGCCGGTACCTGACGCTGACACCATGGCGGACCTTGTGTACAGGGTCCACGACATCTGGCCCCGCAATCCACACCTGTCCTTGGATAAGGTGTGTTTGAATGCAGTTTTTTGGGTGCACCGGATGGATGATGAGGAGTGTTCGGTCTGCGCCCTACTGAACTGAGGAGTTTTTTCTTTTGATTGGAGGTTTATATGAAACCATTCGCATCGTGCTATGACAGGAACCCGACCAGTGGTTCCTCCCGATTCAGGCAACTGTTGAGGAGAGTATTCAGGAGGAAGGGGAGGAAGCCTCAGGGGAGGGAGTGCCTTGCGTGTCGAACGTGGATCTCGTCACCCGACCATGATTTCTGCCGTGATAATGGATGCAGAGATAAGTATGAACGGGATGGTCGGGGAGGATTCAGAAGCATGACTTACATTGACTGAAGACAGTCTGGGGGGTAGCCGGGAAGGAGTAAGGATCGGCTATGACGGGACCAAGGGACTTGTTGTTCCTCCCCTCGTAGTGGAACCTGCCGACCCGGCTACCCCCCAGACTGTCTGGTTGATAGTGACCGGCAGTATTCATGGAGACAATCCAATGATCCACTGGTTTATTGACCTGTGTAAGATGTTGGCTGACGGCCTGACTAGGTCGGGCTACGATGTGTCCCCTGTTGATGAGGAGTATAACGATGGCAATGAATGAAGCACGTAGGCCCCACATTCTATGCAAGGTGTGTCGGTGCCGCATCAGCAGGATCACACTCAACGATACCTGCTACCCCTGCTATGAGGAAAGGGTAAGGCCCTGCATCCGTGCGGCACATCGAGGGAACAAATGCTCACGGTGTGGCACTACTCAGGCGGGATACTGTAGGTGCCAGAAGGGTACATTCTCAGGTTGACCACCACTTTGAAGGAGCATTCATATGCTTATTGAGATCAAGAACTGTAATGACCTCACCAATATTGGCATGGCC